AGGAGCTTGCGCACACTGGACAGTCGCAGGCCGCGAGTGAACTCCACATATCCTTGGAAGTGTCTTGTTCCTTGCTCTCCTTGTTCCAGTTGGTATACTCCTCCTCGAGCCAATGGTCCCAGTTCAAGCTCGCCGCCATTCTCACTTGGGTTGTTGTAAGTGAAGCACCAGCGTCTTGCTTGAGCCATACCCCCCACAGGTAAGGAAATAACCTCTGTACCCGCTTTGTTTTATACCTTTTTTAAACGTAATCACGTAGTGTTAAGGGATACTTGTAGTACATTGTCACAAGTATTAATTAACTAATTAAATAAATATTAAAAATATTTAACTGGTTAGGCATACCACAGTCCGTAGGGTTGACACCACAGTCCGTAGGGTTCATACCACAGTCCGTAGGGTTCATACCACAGTCCGTAGGGTTCATACCACAGTCCGTAGGGGTTAGGGTTAGGGTTAGTAGTTAATATATATAAAAATGATACCACAGTCCGTAGGGTTCATACCACAGTCCGTAGGGGTTAGGGTTAGGGTTAGTAGTTAATATATATAAAAAAATGGGACGGTGGATGGCTCAGTATTACCCATCCACCTCTGTACCCGTACCCTACTATAAATAGGGTATAAATAGGGTACCACTCGGCGCTAAGTCGCTATGGCTCTTCGTCGTTTCGTTCCTCGTCCTGGAGCAGCTGGTATTCCGTTTGGTGCCATCGCTGCTGGTGTTGCTCGGCAAGTTGCAAGACATAGTACAAGGGAACTAGCGCGCGGTATTGTCGAAACTTCTCGCGAAGCCGCTGGCCAAGTTGGTGAATATATCCGTAACCGATATAATAACCTTGGTTCATCAAGCACTCCACCGCGTAGTAACGTTTCTCAAGCAAGTCAGTCAATGCGATATGGAGCAGGAAGTTCATGGGGTCGACGCCCTAATCGACGATTTTCTCGCCTCCGTCGACGACCTCGTAGATTTGCTGGGATACGAAAAAGACGAACTGGATACGGAAAGCGTAAAAGTTACCGCCGAAAGCGTTATTCGAAACGTACAAGAACTTATAAAACACCTTGGAGTCCAGTAATGACAGTCCAGAATCAAACGCCTCATGCTTTGATTGGTGCTCAAAATCAGCAGAAATGGTTGACACATGTTCAGTGGGGTCAAACTACCTTAACTGGATTTATTACGAACACGTCATGGTATCGTAACATGGTTTATGGTGCTTCAGGCACTGCAACTGTAGTGTCGGGCAGTAATGATTATCGTCTTAACATATTGCCCACTTATAACAAACTGGATTTGACCTCTTCTTCATCTGCTGCTCAGCACGTTTATGTTCAATGCTTCCGTTGCATTCGAAATACATCGTCGTCGCCGGTAACGCTAGCTGATAATGCTCTTCAGACCGAAAATGATTGGCAAAGCGGTCTTGAAACAGATCAAACGATCACTAACACTCTTCATAAAGACCCTAATTCTTTACAAGCTTCCAAATATTTCTGGAAGCAAGTGTACTACAAAAAGCTATTTATGAATCACGGTCAGGTTGTTAGCCTGAAGTATACCTGCCGTCCAACCTTGCGTTATTTCATTCCTCGGTTGCAAACAAATGAAGTTTATGTTAAGGGTATAACCTTTATGTGGGTCTTTCGTGTTAATGGTACCGCTGCTCACGCTCAAGGCGGAGGCGCCACCACTGGATCTTCTGCTACCCGTCTTGATGTTTTGCATTATTATAACCAGTCAGTTAGGTTCCAATCATTTACAGAACCTAGCTATTGTGTTTACAGTGCTCTTGGCGCTCCAACTAATCCTGTCGTCATGAACGAGTACGGTAACGCAGCAGATGTTATTATTGAAGCTTCTTAATTTTCACCTTCATCATGTACATAAAATGAAGTTTCTCTTTGTGCTTCTCTTATATTTGTAAAATAAAAAGGATAATTATGTTGGTCATCATTACCATAGAAAATTAATAATGTTAACCTCCTGTACCATGTATCCAGATTAGGGATCTTCCACAGCAACCATGGCGGTTGATTACTGGTGAAGATCCATGTTGAAGCTTGTAGCTGCGTAGAACCTCCTTTAAATTCTACTCGACAAGGGTAACGGTCGCAATATCGCAGAATTGTTGATAGAGAGCAGCTGCTTCCTCGAAACTCGTCCCAAATGACACAGCTTTCTCCTGCGTAATCATCCCACCATTTGGAGTTATCTTTCCAATAGCCAGAGCCACCCGCCACTTCTGCAGTGACTCTTGACTTGCCTGCTCCTGTTGGACCCCAGATAAATATGACTTCTGGGTTGTCTTCCAGCATTCTTGGCTTGCAGTAGAGCTGACGCATGGCGCTGATTCCTCGATGGTATTTGATATACGCTGCGCCGAAGGAATCGCCCACGTCGCGGAGGCTTTTTCCCTCCTTAATGGCAGTGGCAACTTGTTCGAGATCGGAGCGCTTACCGGGTTCTCCCCCCAACGGAGCTCCAAAGGTCCACGGCCCGCCAATTCGCGAAGCTTCCTTGGTGCAGTACTCGCTTGCTTGGGTAGCGGTTCCTCTAGCGGGCTCCCAATGGGCGTTGGGTAGGAGCTTGCGCACACTGGACAGTCGCAGGCCGCGAGTGAACTCCACATATCCTTGGAAGTGTCTTGTTCCTTGCTCTCCTTGTTCCAGTTGGTATACTCCTCCTCGAGCCAATGGTCCCA